GGGAGCTTTAGGGGGGGTTTATCTTTTGGAGAAGATATCTCCCACTCGTTCAAACTTATTGCTTGCGGTCAATTATTACTATCGCGAGCGCTGTAAGTAATAGCATTGTTGCAAATGTTATTGTTACTCCCGCGAATATGTTAATAATTAGGTCAAGCATTTAATGTTTTGGTTAAAGTTGTTAGTTTATCCTCTTTGAGTAATTTTTCAACATGGTTGTTGATATCCTCTATTGATGGATAGCCTGGCATTTCAAATTCAATTATTACTTTGGTTATTTGTTTCTTGTCGCGCTTTTTGAAGATACTATCCCAGTTATTGCGTATCTTGTTTATATCTTCTATGCGTCTTCCTGATCCTTTACCCATTAGACCGGTTTCCTAAATAAATAGAACAATGCTTTTAATTGTTCTATGGTTAGATGTCGTAAATGTTTTGGTATGTCCTCTCGCTTCATGTAAGCCTCACTGTGCCGTTGGGAGAGACTGTGCCTAGCCTTTCCCCTGTTATTGTTAATAAAAGCCATGTACCGCATGTCTGTTGCTTAGACGTATCTTTATTTGGGTATATGATCTCGCCAGTGTGTCCTAGCTCATCTCTTAGATGCTTGGCGTATGAAAATTCTGCCATGGCAAACGTTATTGTTTTATATGGTTTCATTGTCTTGTTCCTCATAAATCCATTCAACCTCTAGGTCTTCGGGTATACCCTCAACATGTCCGTCATCTTCATGATAATCAGACCATGATTTAAAGGTTTTATAGTCGTTATCCATTTCTCCCTTATAAGGAACATCATCCCAATAATGCTTTATTGCTTCCCAGTTCTTGATATGTCGTATTGGAAATAATCCTGCAATACTTAGTGCGTGTTCTTCGGGCGTTTCTCCGTTTTCCCAAGCCTCCATTAATTCGCATGTATCAAAATCTTCATACATCCAATCTACAAATTCATTGCGGTTTAGTTTAAATGTTAGTTTTTTCATTGGTCTTGCTCCTTATAGTTTTTATAATAAATTTTAATTTCGTTAGGTCTTGAATCAGAACATTCATCTTCTTCTGAATTACAAACCTCACATTTTAGGGTTATAGATTTTTTATGAATGTAATTATTATCACAATCACAATCCCAATATCTAGGGTCGGTTTTAACTATCATTATTCTTGCTCATTGATAATTGTTTTACTTCTTTTTTTGCCCTAGCTAATTCAATGTCATTCATATTAGAGGCTAAATACTCCGCATGATTTAAAACATCTTGCATTTCTTTATCTTTGGTTTCGGGTGCGGTTATAAAAAGCATTGATGCAAATTTAAACATGCTTATATCATCGCCTTTTTCTATCCACTCCGACATCTTTACATTTATTAAATCATTCATTATTTATCCCTCGTTGGTTTGCCATTAGGAAAGGTTAAAGCGGTGCTAAACGCTTTCCAGTCCTTTGGTGTCATTATTTGCTCTACTTTGTGAATAGGCGTGTTATCTTTTAGGCCGTACTTCTTGCGAAGTTGTCCTATGATGCTTTTATGTGTTTTGGTTTTCATTGTTGCACCTCTTAATATGTATATAGCTCATTACAAGCATCATCAAGATATAATAAATCTTGATAGTAATTTTTAATGATAGTTTCTCCGCCCCAGTATCCTTGAACTTCTTCTGTGTTTGTATCAATCCATATATTAGGGCCACCAAAAGCAAATAATATTCTTGCTCCTTTATATGTCTTATCGCCATTGGTTATATAGTTAATGTCCAAACATTCACAAGTTACAAAGTCGAAAGCGTTTGGCCCGTTTTCATCTTCACATTCATAATGACCAGATTGAATGATTTCTATAACGTGATCTACCTGGTACTCTAAATCACTCTTAGTTTTTATTGCTGTATTATTCATAGTTTACTTCTCCAAAGTATATAAGCGTTATTGCTTACACCCAAAAAGCCCACATAAAGCGGGCTTGTTTGTTTGGGGGTTGGTTAGTTGTTAATCCATATCATATTGTTAATTGTTTTAATAGTATCATTCATAGAAAGTTGTAAATTTTCTGTGCATACCTTAACAGCTCCTTTATAAGCATTATTCATTAAAGATTTATTTCCTTCGCGCTTTGCTCTAATTACTGCTTTAACTCTCATTGCTACAATTTTCATATGTAGTTGATGTTCATTTATTGATTCAACTTTTTTTATTATGTCGTTCATATACTTCTCCAAAGTAATAAAGCTTTATTGCCTTATACCACTAATTATAAGGATAGATTTATAAAAAGCAACACTTTTACTCAATAAATATATAATTAATTACCCAAAAGGCATAAATAAAAGGTTTATAAGCTATAATTAATCGGAATATGGAAACAAAAACACCAAAAAAAAGAGGGCGTAAGCCTGTAGTTATTGACTATGAAAGGGTTGAATACTTGGCGTCTTTAAACATGGGAATAATGGATATTTGTCGTAGTCTTGGTATTGGTTGGGATACGTTTAATAAACATAGAAACAAAAAAAATTCGGAATTAAAGGAAAGATTAGACAAGGGAAAAGCAAAAGGACTTCAACTAGCAACAACAAAGCTAATGGAAAAAATACAAGAAGGCGAGTTCAACGCGATTCAGTTTTACTTAAAATCAGCGGACCGCGAAACCTGGGCGGAAAAGCAAACAGTAGAACACAATCTAAACTTGGCAGGAATCTTAGACAGCGCACGCGCGCGCATAATCGATCACAATCCAACGCGCCTGCCCAAGCGCGCGCAAGCGCTGAGCAAAAATGCACAACAAGACGGCGAGGGCGAGGGCGCGAATGAATAAATATAGGGCGGGGCGGGTGCGAGGCAATAGTTTTTATTACTCCCTTTTTAACTAATGCAAGATACTCTCTCAATATCGCATTTGACCCCCCCTTTCGTTTCGTGGCGGTGGTGATATATGTATAACTACTCAACTAAAATTTTTTAATTTTTTTTTAATATGAAATACGGCGTAAAACTAGAAAAGGAATTGATGACCGAACTATGGTCAGGACCAATCAAAGACAACCCAGTAAACTTTGTTAAGTATGTATTCCCATGGGGACAGAAAGACACCCCCCTTGAAGATTTCAAAGGACCAAGAAAGTGGCAGGAAAAAATTTTACGAGAAATGGCAATACATATTGAGCGAAACAATGTATTAGATTTACCAGAGATGTTTAGACTAGCTGTAGCATCAGGTCGTGGTATTGGTAAGTCCGCACTTGTCGCATGGATCATAATATGGATGTTATCTACTAGACTTGGTTCTACCATAATCGTAACTGCTAACACCGAGCAACAGCTTCGTTCAAGAACATGGGCGGAGTTAGGTAAGTGGCTAACACTATCTATTAACTCTCATTGGTTTACCAAGACAGCTACCACGATTAAACCAGCACAATGGTTTGAAGATGCGTTAATAAACGACCTAAAGATTGACACTGGTTATTATTACGCGCAGGCGCAACTATGGAGCGAAGAGAATCCAGATGCTTTCGCTGGTATTCATTCCTCCTACGGAGTTTGCTTAATCATGGATGAGGCATCAGGTATTCCCGCGCCCATCTACTCAGTCAGCGAAGGTTTCTTCTCCGAACCCACGCGCGACCGCTATTGGTTTACTTTCTCCAACCCGCGCCGAAACACTGGGCCATTCTACGATAGCTTTAACTCTAAGCAATCTTTCTGGAAGAACGAGCAGATTGACTCGCGCACAGTCGAAGGCACAGACCAAAAGCTTTTTCAAACGATGATTGAGCAGTACGGCGAAGATTCCACAGTCGCGCGCGTGGAGGTGATGGGCGAGTTTCCATCCGCAGACGATGATACCGTCATACCAATGGGCTTGGTCAAGGCAGCAGTCGACAGAGATGTATCTCTTGCAGCTAACGCACCGATAATATGGGGCTTGGATGTCGCTAGGTTTGGCGGAGATAACTCTGCGCTATGTGTGAGGCAGGGTAACCATGTGATGAGTATTAAGTCGTTTAAGTCTATGGACTTGATGCAGTTATGTGGTGTGATTAAGAATATGTATGATGAGTCTACTGCAATCGAAAGACCGCAGGAAATATTAATTGATGTGATTGGTTTGGGCGCAGGCGTGGTGGATAGACTTGCCGAGCAGAATTTACCAGTGCGCGGAATTAATGTCGCGGAGGCGCCAGCGAGTAAGAAGAATTATTTAAACTTGCGCGCGGAATTATGGTTTGCTATTAAAGACTGGTTGGTGCAAAGAGATTGCAGGATTCCGCACGATGATGAGTTAGTTGCAGAACTAGCATCGCCTTTGTATAAATATACGTCTACAGGTAAAATAAAAATCGAGAGCAAAGACGAAATGCGTAAGCGTGGAATTAAATCTCCAGACAAGGCGGATGCGCTCGCGCTGACGATGGCATCCTCGGCTGCAAGTTTTGGTGGAAGCACTAGCTTTTTAGGTTATAATTTCAGACAACCGCTCAAATCTAAAATAATTAGAATAGGATAAAGTATGGCAAAAAAATACAACGAAGAAGAAATAAAAGCAGTCGTTCAAGAAGAAACAAATATGATTGATCTTGTAGGCGTGATTAAGTCCGAGATGGATGATGCTAAAGATTTTATACACCAAGTAGGCGCAGAAAGAGCTGAATCAACAGAATATTATCTTGGTAATGAGCCAGAAGGTACTAGCTCTATGCAGTCAGAATTTGTTTCTACAGACGTAAGAGAAAGTGTTTTGTTTATGTTGCCGTCCATCATGCGTACTTTCTTTGGTACTAAAAAGATTGTTGAATTTGTACCTAAAGGACCAGAAGATATAGAGGTTGCACAACAACAAACAGATTATATTAATTATGTCATACAACAAAAAAATCCTGGTTTCCAAGTTTTGTATGACGTTTTTAAAGATGCGCTAGTCAGAAAGACTGGTTTTGTAAAAGTCTTTTGGGATGATTCAGTCAACGCCACTACACATGAATACACAAACATAGACCCACAATCCTACCAAGCATTAATACTAGATAAAAATGTTGAGGTGGTAGAAGAATCAGTAACTAACGAAACAATCATAACCATGGACCCTGTAAGCGGTGAAGAGGTAGTACAAGAAATACCAGCAAGTTATGATTTAACTATTAGAAGATTAAAACCAAAAGACCAAGTATGTATTGAGTCTGTACCGCCAGAAGAGGTGCTTATATCAAGGCACGCACGCAGTATAGAAACTTCGTCTTACGTTGCACACCGCATGATTAAATCTGTGTCTGATTTAGTTGCTATGGGCTACGACCAAGAAGAGATGGAACAGTATGCAGGTTATGGCGGCAGCGCACTTGACCCAGAAAGCTACGAAGAACAAGAAGCAAGAAACCCATTTGATAATATGGTCTACCCAGATAGAAACGATGCTGGTGGTAAGGATGTATTATATGTAGAGCATTACTTATATTACGACTATGATGATGATGGTATTGATGAGCGAATCAAAGTTTGCACAGCAGGTAATGGCTTAGAAGTACTGAACGTAGAACCACTAGACGAACTACCAATATGTATGTTCTGTCCTGACCCAGAGCCACACACAGCAATAGGATCTTGTCCTGCTGATTACTTAAAACCAATCCAAGCGGCTAAATCTCAGATAATGAGAGACACCCTAGATTCTCTTGGTCATTCAATCTTCCCAAGAATGGGAGTTGTTGAGGGTCAAGTAAATATAGATGATGTACTCAATACAGATATTGGTCAGCCAATAAGAATGAGAGCGCCAGGAATGGTACAACCATTTGCAATACCTTTTGTTGGTAAAGAAGCTTTCCCAGTCCTAGGATATTTAGACGAAGCTAAGGAAAATAGAACTGGTGTATCTAAAGCTAGTGCGGGATTAAACGCAGAAGCTTTACAATCTACAACCTCCGCAGCTGTAACTGCTACTATGAGCGGTGCGCAAGGCAGAGTAGAACTTATATGCAGACATTTTGCTGAAGGTGGCCTAAAAACCATGTTTAAAACGGTCAATAACTTGGTAATCAAGCACCAAGAAGCACAAGATGTCTTTAGATTAAACGGTAAATTTATACCTGTAGACCCAAGATACTGGGACTCAGACAAGGATATGGTAGTCAATGTAGCTATATCCAAATCATCAGACGAAGAGAAGTTCCAAGTCTTAACTGGCTTAGCTTCAAAGCAAGAACAAATTATGCAAACGCTAGGGCCACAGAATCCTTTAGTGTCAATGCAACAATATGCTAACACCCTAACAAGAATGATTGAGCTAGCAGGCTTCCAAGACGCACAATCCTTTGTAAATACAGAAGTTCCTCCCATGCCACCGCAACCGCAAGAGCCACCTAAACCAGATGCAGCAGAAATGCTTGCACAGGCTGAAGCTATGAAGGCACAGGTAAGCGCACAAAAAGCTATGATTGATGCTGAAACAGATAGAATGAAAATCATCATGGACGATGACAGACAAAGAGATATTGAAGAAGCACAACTCAGAGTTAAAGCTTTAGAGCTACAAGCTAAGTATGGCGCACAAATAAACATTGCAGAAATTAATGCAATCATGGAAAGAGATAGAGAAGGAATAAGACAAAATGCAAAAGCTCAAGCTCAAGGATTATTTACAAACAATGGACCACAGCAAAATATTTGATATCGAGGTTATGGTAGATGATATGGTTTATGTTGGTAAAGAAATAAGAGCAAAAAATAAAAAACACGCATTGCAAATCATGTCTCTTATGTCAGGCGGTGAAGTCAAAGAAGATTCTGAAATCATTTATTATGAAGAGAGGACAATACACTAATGAAATATATAACTAAAGCATGGGTATGGTTAAAAGCAACCATACATAAATTCTTAAACTGGTTTGATAACTTATTAGAACCAAAACCAATTATTAAAAAAAGAGGTAGACCAAGGAAAAAGTAATGGCAACACCAAGACGAGGCAAAGCAAAAGTAAAAATAACTGCATCTGGTAAAAAGGTTAGTTACGGTCAAGCAGGTAAAGCCAAAGGTGGTGGCCCTAGAGTTAAACCAGGAACATCTAAGGGTGATTCTTATTGCGCTAGAAGTCTTGGTATAAAGAAAAGATTATCTAAGAAAAAACAAAACGATCCCAACACTCCAAACAACCTATCAAGAAAAAGATGGAAATGTTCTGGAGCTAAATCAAAAAGAAAATAAGGAGATAACTATGCCAAAAGGACTATACGCAAACATTCACGCTAAAAGAAAAAGAATTAAAGCTGGATCAAACGAGAAAATGAGAAAGCCAGGAACCAAGGGCGCACCTACAGCTAAAGCTTTTAAGAAAGCCAAGAAAACAGCTAAGAAAAAGTAAACCATGAATAATGTCGTAGTTCTTATAACCGAACTAGGATTTCCTATTGCCGCAACGCTAGGTCTTGGTGTTTTTGTTTGGAAGCTTATCAACAGAATTATTGACGGTATGGAAACTAAACTTGATACCGTAGATGATAAAGTCAACACATCTCTTACAGCTATGGAAGATCGCCTTGGCACAAAACTAGACAGTCAGCACGGTATTCTAGTAGCATTAATAGATAGAGTTAGGTCTTTGGATAATGAAATCATTAGACAAGACACTATGATTAAAACAATGTTGGGTGTACCACAATTAATAGATACAAACAAAATAGCTAAGGCAAAAAGAAGTGATAAAAGAAAAGATTAAAGAAGAACAAGAAAAAGATTTTATTATAAAAATAATTTCTTTTATTAGTGTATTTTTAATAGCTGGTATTTTTATACAAAACATAAAAGCAGATGAAATGGTACACAAGTTCAAGTCACCATCATTCTCTGGTATAGGTACATCTGCACATTATCTAACCATAGAGAACCAACAGTTCAATCGTAAAATGACAATTAAGCAAGAGATCAAAGCTTTGCAAGATGAAATAGAAAGAGACAAAGAAAATACTACGCTTGCAAGATTTATTAGAAACTTAGAGTCAAGAATCTATGCACAGTTATCAAGACAGCTAGTAGAAAATTTATTTGGAGAAACTGCAAGTACAAGCGGAACTTTAGAGCTAGAAGGAAATACTATAGAGTATAATGTTGTTAATGAAATTATAACTTTAGATATTACAGACGCAGATTGCAATACAACAACTATATCTCTCCCTATCGGTAGTTTTACTTTCTAGTTGCGCGTTAATAATAGATCCTTTAGAAAACAACCTACCCCCATTACAAAAGATAGAAAAGCCAACAATAGGCGCATTGCTTGTACCTGAACTAGCAAACATACAAGCAAACAATAAAGTAAAACCAGTCGTAGCTATATACCAAGGTTCTTTTACAGATCAAACAGGGCAAAGACGAAGTAATAGTTCTTATGCAACCTTTTCATCTGCGGTAACACAAGCACCAGACGCATATCTTATTAGAGCTTTAAAACACGCAGGTAGTAGTAAAAATGGTTTTTTTGATGTGGTTGAGCGTGTTGGTTTAGACAATGTAACTAAAGAACGACAGATAATAAGAAGCGCTAGGCAACAAAACAAAGACAAGCAGAAGCTACCAGATTTATTGTTTGCTGGTTTGATAATGCA